GTCTTTGCCTTTTCTTTGAATTCTTCGGAGAGTTCCTCACCACCGAGAAGTGCGTTAACGTCTTCTTCAACGTCAATGCTTTGCTCTTCTTCTGCAACAACCTCATCAGTGACCTCTTGGTCCTCTTCGATGGTTGCTTCGGTATCGAGTTCCTCTTCTTCTTTTTTCATGGTTGGAGTAGAATCTGCTTTGCCTGCACCCTTAGTAACAACATCGGATACTTGCTTCAAGGTGCCACCGGGAGTTTTCAGCTTTGCTGAATCGTCGTCGGGCTTGTAGTTCTCAGGGGTAGGACCACCGAGATCTTCCACAGAACCCAGTTGAGTTCCAGGATCGGCCATGGAAGGCATGGGATCACCCGCTTTCGCGCCAGAATTAACAGCGGTGCGGGATTGCTGTGTCTTTACTTCCATTTCTTGTAAGGATTTTCCACGTGACATTTGTAGCTACTCCGTAATAAACCTGTATTGGTATTATCTTTATTTATTTATTATATTAAATGTTTTGTAAAAACTGATTAAACAGATCTAATTTCTGCTCATCAAGTTTTTTCTGATCAACTAATGTGTTGATTGTCGCATAGGTTTTCTCAGCATACTTCTCACGAAGAATGCCACCGTCCCACACCCAATCTTTTCCTTCCATGATACCTTCAACAAAAGCATCAGGAGCAGAAGGATCAGCAACGATATCAGCAGCAGTTGCTAACATGAAGTCGTCACCGACAACGTTAACACCCTCACGGGTCATTTTGAGAGAACCAATACCACGGGAAGAAACACCGAGTTTTACGCCTTCTTCTACGAGAGAAGATGCAATCTTACCCATGGGAGTGTTCAAGATCTTTGCTTTACCAACAAAGTTTGAACCACTTTCTCTAAGAGATACAATTTTATGTGATACTCTATCGAGATTTACGGTAGGACCTTCGGGGTGACCGAGTTCACCAAGTGCTCTGCCTTTGGCAACATGATTTTCGTTATATCTACCAACCTCACGGCGGAGTGTCTCCATGGGATACATTCTACCATTACGGTTTTTGATGTTTCCTTGGAGGAAAACACCTTCAATATAAAGTTGCTTCTTGCCACCTTTTGATTCAACAAGAAACTCAACTGATTCGATTTCTTCGGTGATGAGTTTCATCAGGATCCGCCTCCGGCTGCTTGTACTTGGATAAAGTTTACGGTAGAACCAGTGCCATCAGAGAAGACACTTGCTTTTACAGAATTTCTTACCGATCCACCGTTGAAAGTTGCAGTGCTTGCACCACTAACAGTGGATGCGCTACTATCATGAGTGATAACAGCACGGGTAGAGAAGTAACCAGGTTGAGAGGAAGCATTTGATAGGATCCTTTCAACTGGTTTATGAGTAAAATTCAATGAGGTGGGAGTAAGACCAGTGACACTAACAGTATCTCCAACATTGAATGCACAACCAGTTCCTTCTGGAAAATGAAGGGTGGTTGAAGTTCCGGTAGTCAAACCAACAACTGGTTGTGACTTTGGAGTAAGACTCAGAATTTCTGTTTCCTGTTTGGAAATACTGTAATCATTCGTGGTTGCCGTTGGATTTGTTCCAATAGCAACGTTGACATTTCTAGTGCCGTTGTTTGTGATTCTCAAAGAATCAGTTTTAACTGCCATCGCACTAGATTGTGACGATGCACCAGATGCACTTGCTAACGTAGTGCCACTATCTGCGATAGGATTGTGAGCCATTACTCCTCCTCGGATCCAGTTTCAATTTGATCTTCAACCTCACCCTCTTCTTCTGGTTCAGCAAACAGAGAATTTGCTGCGTTTGGTTTCAGATTCTCAACTCGTTCTGCTGCCTTTGCATACAGAATCTCTTTGATTTTATCCGACACCTCCGAAGGGGATTCACCAGTCACCATAAGATCCATTAATTCTTCCATTGTTTAGTAATATACTAAGACTATAAGTTATTTATATTTCTCCACCTTCGGGTGCATCGGTAGCTTTACCTTGTTTCTCTGTATCTGGTTCAACAACAGTTTGACCTAATGCTGGACCACTAGAAACTGCACCTTCTTGTGGCATTCCTGGTTGCATACCATCAACTGCCATTGCTGCTTCAAGAGGATCAACGATGATTCCATCTTTGATTTCCTGTTCGATCTTTGCATCCTCTTCCAGAATATCCGCATCAGTTTGACGGATAATCTTACGACGAACATAATCCTGTGAGAAGTATTTGCCAACGTAAGGTTCTGCAATAGTTGCCAGATTGATTCTGTTCTCCATGAGCTCTGCTTCTTTGAGTTCAGCAAAGTGATTGTCATAGAGGAAGTCAAACTGAATATGCTCAGACATCATCTCCCAATCTTCGGGAGTGACAACGTTTTTCAGAAGCAGTTGAGTTTTCAGCATGTCAAGGAACATAACTGAGAATCTCTTTCTCAGACGACCAACAAACTTGCTGAATTTGAGTTCATCTCTCAGGATTTCGGAAGAACGGCCAAGGTTAAATCCACCATCACCCTCAATACGAGAGATGGGAACGTTAAGTGCTTTATAGAGTTTCTTCTTAAAATACTCAACGTCAGTCAGTTCACCAAGGTTCTGACCACCAGGCAGTGTGGTAATTTCTGTACCGCGACCACCTTCACGACGAGGCAACCAGAAGTCCTCCATCATGGACATCATTTTCTTGTCGTCACGAATCTCACCAGTGTTGGCATTGTAAACCAACTTATTACGGTAACGAGACATGACATCACGCAGATATTGTTCTGCTTTTACCTTAGGTAGATTGCCAACATCAATGTAGAAAATTCTACGTTCTGGTGCTCTGCTTAAACGATAGATGACCAGAGAGTCCTCAATCATTCTAAGTTGATTGAGTGCCTTGATTGATTTGTGAAGATACGAAAGAGTTGATCCCTTATTTCTATCTACAAGACCTGAGGTGCAATATGAAATGGAGTCTTTTGAAAACTTGACACCCTTTTGATCACCAGCAGCTGCTGGATTTCCGGTAGGATAATTTGCTTTTGGGGTATAAACAAAGTATTCTTCAATCTCTGGGAACGCCATGTCCTGAGATGTCAGTTCTTTTACTCTTGCTTGTACACCTAAATCTTTTGCTTGCTTCTTAGCATGACGCACAAACTTCATTTTTGCAGCGTCAATATAACGAAGTTCTTTGATTCCTTCTTCTGGACTCTTTAAGTCAATGACTTTATGATAATACAATCTACCATCAACATACCAGTTGCGATAAATCTCATGAGATTTTTTATCAAAATCTAAAAGATCTTTGATAGTTTTAAACTCATCTCTCAGAATTTTTTTGATTCCTTCCGAAGCATTGAGGTTTGACAGTTCAATTTCTACGGGGCTGTCGTTAAGGTCGCTTACAATTGCTTCGTTAACAATATCTTCGATGGCACTATCCACTTCTGGATGAAGTGCCATCTCTCTATAACGTCGAATTAGTTCGACTTCATTCTTGTAGGTTCCTTCAATGTCAACGTATGACCCAAAAAATCCAGACGTAATATAGTGGTCATTCCCGTCCTCTTGTGAAGGAGGAACAGGACTGACCACTGATTTAGATTCTTCCTCAGAATCCTCAATAGAAAAACCGAATAGTTTCGCCATTATATTGGTGCGACTTAATTATTAACTATTTAGTTAAGTGCGCCAGGACCACCGGCAACTTCAAAGAATTGAACTTGGAATTCAACAGTGAACTCTTCAATGGTGTTCTCGGTGTCGTAACCAAGAGCAATCTCGGAAACAGCAGTTGGGAAGATATCGTAGAAACGATACGATCTCAGAACGTTTGCTTTCGTGGTTGCAATTCTGCCTTGTCCTGCATCAGGAACAGCAGTGGTGGTTTCAATTTGACCGGCAGAACCTCTACCTAACTGATAGACATAAGCGTCTTTCATGTAAGCGTTAGGATTAGATGCGCCAGTGTTGTTGGAGAGTTTGCTGATACCATTCATCCACATTTCCATTGCATGGCGAATCTTGAAGTCCTCATCATTGATGATGGTGAGGGTCCAAGGATCGAACGTTCTATCACCAGCAACTTTCAGAGTACGACCTCTGAAAGGAACATCGATAGATGCAACGTTGGATGCAGGAAGGTTTGCTGCCTTACACATAAAGGTAAGGTCTTTCAGCATTTCACCATCTTTGGTGACATAAGATGGGAACTCAGGAATCGTTACCTCAAATAGATTGGGGCGTGCGCCGCCCCCTTTGAGGACCGATTTAAAGTTAGATAAAGTTTTAATTTGTGGTGCTTCGGCCATTTGCTATGCTCCTAGAAATCTTCGTTAGGGAATGGATCAGACTCTACCAGCGACTTCCTCGAAGGAGACACCCGTTCGGGTGGCAACGAAGGTGAGGGAGACATAGTTGATAGACTTGGCGGGTTTCAGGAAGATGTCCGCTCTGAACTCGTTGTTGTCAATGATGTCAGGAGTGTTATTTGTTTCGTCACAAATAACGAGGAAGTCATAGATTCCTCTCTTCGCCTGAACGTCACGCAGATAAGGTTCTACGATGTTGACAAAGTTCGCTCTGGTAATTTCATCATTGAGTTCAAACAGTTGAGCTTTGGCAGCTCCCTCTAAGGCTTGTTCCACAGTGAGGAACAGACGCCTAACGTTGATTCTATCGAACGCGGAGGCATAACCAAGGGCAGTCTTATCACCGAAGAGCAAGATACCGATACCAGGTTGGAACGAAATTGGGTTTACACGTGCCTGATACAGTTCGTCTCTTTGATTTTGATTGGGGTTGAATGCCAGTTTAACGGCATTGTTCAGTACACCACGCTGCTGACCAGCGGGCGAGAACCATGGGAACGCTCTAATGTTAGTGCGAACCATGAGACCAGCAACGTCACCATTCGTTGGAATGTAACGGAACTGGTTGTTGAAGCGGTCATAAGTGTACTTATAACCAGAATCAATGATGCCGTAGGAGGAAGACTTGACTCCGTTGGCAAACTTGATGATGTTCGATGCCTGAGTGTCATCATCGATAACACCAACAACACCGGATCTGTGTGGAGAAACAACTGCAACACAGTCTTGTCTTGCTTCGGCAATCGAGATGAGTCTGTTTGCCTTAGCTTGGGACTCTTCGATACCGTTGATAGAAGGACCCATGATCAGATAATCAACTGCAACTTCTTCTTTGTTCTTGAAGAGGTTGTAAGAAGTGATCAGATCACCAAGAGTTGCCTTCATGCCACCCGTGGCGCTGTAATCAACACCACCACTGAATGCGTAACCTACGTTACCCAATGCAGCATAGGTGATACCCTGAGCATTTTGACCCCAAAGACCCTCAGCAGTGGTGTATGGAGTGAATTGGGTGGAGAATCCAGTTGCTCTGGGAACAGTGCCCCAGTAAGAATCTTCATCATTCGATGGGTTGAATCCAGCGTATGCATACTCGGAGAAGTCTGCCAAGAAATCCTTGTACCAGATCTTCTGAGGAGCATTTACAGAAGATACAGTGTCAAGTGCCTTAGACAGAGAATTAAACTTCTCAACGATATTACCTTGAATACCGGTGACAACACCATCATCATCAACGATGCAGATGTTCATACCATCGTTGTATCCTTGACGCTCAGTGACGTAATTATTGGATACAGGACGTGGTGCAATTGCCTTCCAGAATACGGTGCCATTAGTAATAGGCAGTTGCTGCTGATCATACCAGTCAACAGCAGTAACTGCATCTACACCAGAGGAATAGATGGAAGAGTTTGCAACAGAGCTATCTGCTTTATTGAAGAAGAGGTTATCATCTGCTTGGATAGTGCTACCAACAGAAAGGGAAGCAGCGGGGTCGTTCTTAGCGTAAGAAATTCTGACAGCGGTAGAACCAACACCAACAGCGTTGACTCTATGAGTCCACTTAACGTCGAAAGTAGAATCGCCAGAGTTAGCATCAGTCTTAACACCAGTAACGATGCCTTTCAGATAACCAGTGGTGATGGTAGAAATGGTGCCGGTAGCAGCATCAGGAACGACCAAGTTCGTGAGACCAACGGTAACACCATAACCAATGGTGACGCCCATGCCAGCGAGACTGGTAGTGGTAACACCAACGGTTTGGTCTGCTAAATCATCGATGAAGCAGAGTTTCAGACCATTTGCCCACTTGCCAGGAGTTTTGGCAGCGTAGTTCCAACCCGTGTCGGTTTGATAGTTCTCTTTATAATCGTCGTAGTTCTTGATTTTCAGAGTGGTATCAGATACCAGATCAACACCAGCGTTAGCATTGTTCAGAGTTGCACCGTCAGTTCTTACAACTTTCAGAACACCGCCATAGGAAAGGAAAGAACTAGCACTCATCCAGTATTCGTACTGGGCATCGGTGCCAATTGGCTTACCAAATTCCTCGATTAATTCTTGTTCGGTTTCAACGGTATATGGATCATCAACGGGTCCCTTTTGGAAAGGTCCGCAAATGCCACCGATATTATCTAAGACGTTCTCGGCTCTACCAACAGTGAGGTCAACCTCTCTAATTAGTACACCAGGAGACAATAATGCTACTGCCATTGTTTACTCCGTTAGGTCCATATTTGTCTAAGATTATTTATTATTTACGATCTTTTCAAGGGGGGAATTAGGACGTGAACCCTACCAATCAGGATATTGCCAGTCTTTAAAGTAATTATGCTCCCTTCTATGCTTCAAAACTCTCTTCTTTGTACACTCTTT